CTCTTTCTACTGAAGCTGTACAAGACATAGTAGGTGCTATGTTCTCAAGTAATACAGAAACAAGAGTAGCTGCTACTTATGATGATACTAATGGAAAAATTAATGTAGTCGTAGATGATATGACTGCTAATGACAATACCACATACTCAGCTGGTACTGGATTAGATTTATCTGGCACTACATTTAGTGTTGATGTATCAGATTTTATGACTAACGGTGTTAATAATAGAGTATTAACTGCTACTGGAACTGACGGAATAAATGCCGAATCAAGTCTTACTTTTTCTGGAACACAATTAACCAATACTGGAGATATTAAAATAGCTTCTGGTAGCTTAGGTGTAAATACAAATGCTCCAACTGGCGACGGAAGAATAACAGCTACAAGCTATATTACTGCTGGATATGGTACTGGTGGAGTAGCTTTAACTCATAATGACGGATACGGTAATGCAAATGTTACTTTTAATCACGAAGCTGGAACACCAGAACAAAATGGACAATCTGCGAGAATTGAAGTAAATACTGATGCTACTTCCACAGAGGGATTAATGTATTTTGAAGTGTCAAGTTCAGATGTTACTTCTGGAAGTGCAGTAAGTTTAACAAACGGTTTAACTGTTGCTCACGATTATATTGAAGTTCCAAGTAGAATTAGACATATGGGAGATACAAATACCTATATACAATATGATGCAGATAGAATTTATTTAGTAGCTGGTGGAACTACAAAGTATGATAGTAATAATGGAAATGTTATAGCTACTGGAGATATATTAGATCAAGATAATATGTCATCAAATAGTGCAACTGCCGTAGCATCACAACAAAGTATTAAAGCGTATGTAGACGCAGAAGTAGCTGGTATTGTTAATTCAGCACCAAGTGCTTTGAATACATTAGACGAATTAGCAGCAGCTTTAGGAGATGATGCTAACTTCGCAACAACAACATCTACTTCATTAGGAAATAGACTAAGAGTAGATACAGCTTCACAAGGATTAACTGGCACACAACAAGCCAATGCGATTACTAACTTGGGTATTACTGCTACCAAAGCAGAATTAAATTATGTAGACGGAGTAACATCAAACATACAAACACAATTAAACGGAAAACTATCTACATCTGGTACAGCAGCAAATTCTACACTATTAGGTAATTTAGGACAGGGTAGTTTCCTAAGAAGTGATGCTGTAGATACAGCAAGTGGAAAAATTACATTTACAAATGGTATGCAAGACAATGTAAGTAATGTAGGTAGTGTAGGTGGAACTGGATTAGAGGGCGATCAATTAAGCACGACAGATTGGGCAAATTTACCAGTAGGTTTTGGCGGTATGATGAGAAGTGGAAATCAATCATACGGTAATCCTGGTTCAAATTATTTTCTTTTTCATAAAATTGCTAATAGAGATAGTGGTGGTGGCTGGGGTGGTATAGCTGTTGGTTATAATAGTAATGCAGATTTTTATGTAGGACATACTACAGTAAGTAGTTCTTATGCTACTTGGAGTAAAGTATGGAACGAAGCTAATGACGGAGCTGGTAGTGGTTTAGATGCAGACACATTAGACGGTAGTCACGCATCTGCATTTTTAACATCAGTACCTAATCATAGTGGGAATTTAATTACAAGTGGTACTATTGCTTCTGCAAGATTAGACGCAGACACAGCACACCTATCTACTACACAAACATTTAGTGGAGCTAAAACTTTTAGTGATAGCGTTAGAATAACTGGTAGTACAAAATATTTATATATTGACAATGATGCTGAAAACGAAAGTGGTATATGGCTTAGAGATAATCAAGATCCGAATGGACAATATGGTAAGATATTGTTTAATAGTAACGGCAGTACAAACGCTTTAAACTTTTATGTTCAGTCTGGAACAGCTGCTTTACAACTTTCGTCTACCGTATCTACATCTCCAGTTAAAAAAATTACAAGTGGAGATGATTTCGTATTAGGAGAATTAACAAACAATCTCCGTATGAAAGGTAATGGTACTACTGGATTTAATTTTTTAAACAGTGGCAATGGTTGGGCGCATTTAAATTGTGGTAATCTAGTAGCGGCAGGATCTCTTGATATAGCTGGAGATATTGATGTAGACGGAACATTAGAAACTGATGCACTTACTATTAACGGAACAACTTCAGTAGCATTTACAAGCTCTGATCATAGCAAATTAGACGGAATAGAAGCGTCTGCTACAGCAGATCAAACTGCAGCAGAAATTTTAACTGCTATTAAAACAGTAGACGGAGCAGGTAGTGGATTAGATGCAGATACATTAGACGGGATATCAAATTCAGGCTTCGTAAGAAAAGGCAATACTGCAGAAAATACTCCCTCTAGTAGAACAACATTTAATTCATACGACGATATAGAAAGTGCAAGTGGACATCAAGCGTCATTAGAAATATTTAATGATACAGCTCAAAAAGACGCATTTATGCAATTTCATGTTAGTAGTGATTTTGCTTTATACTTTGGGTTAGACGGCTCAACTAACGACTTATCAGTTGGTGGTTGGAGTATGGGAAATAATAAATATAGAGTATTTCACGCTGGTAATTCTACTAACATAACTTCGGTTGGAACTATTGGTACTGGAGTATGGAATGGTACAGCTATAGCAAGTGCATATCTAGACGCAGATACTGCACATTTATCTGGCTCTCAAACATTTTCTGGTATAAAAACATTTACTGAAGAAGTAAGAATTAATTCTTCTGATAGTGGAGAAAGATTATTTTTTCAATGGCAAGGAACTACCGTAGGAGATATTGGAACTAATGATGCTACTTGGTTAAGAATTAATCAAAGTACTGCTAAAAATATTTATACACCAAGATATATTAGAGCAGACAATGGATTTTTTGTAGACGGAGCAACTCAAGGTATTACTGGTGGTGCTTTATTTAGAGCAGCAACTGGTAGTGCAGCAGCTCCAGCATTAAGTTTTGCATCAAGCACAGCTTTAGGATTTTATAAAAATGGAGCAAGTTCAATTAGATTTAGTGCAAACAATGCTATTAGAGGAACTTGGGACGGCGACGGATTAGATTTAGATGCTGGTAGTTTAGGAGTTAATACTTCTGCTAATGGAACTAATGGTATGATACACGCAACTAATGACATTATTGCTTTCTCATCAGATAAAAGATTAAAAGAGAATATTCGCCCTATAGAAAATGCTTTAGATAAAGTAAGTAAGCTATCTGGATTTGTTTATAACTGGAACGAACTTGCTAATGAAAAAGCAGAATACGATATGGATAAAGACTATGTTGGTGTATATGCACAAGATGTTGAAGAAGTACAACCAGAAGCAGTCGATCTTGCTCCATTTGATAATGACGGAAAAGATAACTCCATATCTGGTGAAAAATATTTAACAGTAAAATATGACAAGTTAGTTCCATTGTTAATCGAATCTATTAAAGAATTAAAAGCAGAAATAGAAGAGTTGAAAAAATGACACTTACCTCATCAGGAACAATAAAGATGAGTGAGATAAGAACCGAACTCGGAGATAGTGGCTCTATATCGCTTAAAGAAGCGTCTGACGGCACTATAGCAACTATTAACACTAATAACGCAAGCGCAGATCGTCCAGACGGCTCTGCTCCGCACCAAATGACTGAATTTTATAGTTATAATCATAGTGCTGCTCCAGCAGCAGCTTCTTTCGGTACTTGGAGCGATACAACTATTAGATTTCTTGGTTCTTCTCCTGGCGACGGAATACAAAATCATAATGTTACTACAAACGCTTTAACTGGAGCTAATAGTACAATGGCTTGTGATGACACAGTAACCTCTGGAACTCCAAGAGCTTCTGTTAAGGTTGCTATATCAAACAGCGGAGATCCAGGAGATGCTACTGGTTCGTTTAGTGGCGGCGGTACAAGTAATAACGGTAGTGGCTATGAGGGCATAGGTGGTAATTCAGCAATAGGCAGCGTTGCATTTAGTGGTAGTGTTACGGCTTATGTAAAATTTGCTATGTTGCCGCATAATACATTAACAGAATCTTCCAATAGAACTATGAGCTTTACAAACAATAACACTTCAGATACAAATTTGTCGGTATTTGTCAGCGTTTCAAGTTTTGGTGGCTTCTGTATAGGGGAGGTAGTACCAGTTAATTGTTTAAATTCCTATAAGCACATAGAAGAATTAGAAGAGGGAGATATGGTAATGTCTTTTAACTTTGAAACTAACTCTGTAGAAGAAGTTCCTATACTGGGGATAGAAAAACCAGAACACGACGATTTAGTTATATATAGATTTGTAGGAGAAGAAGATATTGTATACACACACGAAAGAACTATGACTATAAACAGAGGGCTAACAATTACTAAAGATCACCCTATTTACAAAGAGGACGGAACTATGGTATGTCTAGATCCTGCTAAAGCTAAAGAACTGTATGGATTGGACGCAGAAGAGATACAAAAAGGAGATAGGATTAGATTTATGGACTCTATTAAAGAAGTAGATAAATATTTATTAAGTCCTGACTCGCAACAGACTTACACAATACTAACAAAGAATAATAACTTTTACGCAGGTGGCGTTTTAGTACACTCAGAGATTTCATAGTGGCTATTACATACAGAGGAGTAAGATTTAGAGGTTACAATAAACCAAAAAGAACGCCTGGGCATAAAAAAAAGTCACACGCAGTATTAGCTAAGTCTGGTAGTAAAATTAAACTAATAAGGTTTGGACAGCAAGGAGTAAGGGGAGCAGGAAAGAATCCTAGGTCAGCAGCAGCTAAAGCTAGGAGAAGAGCATTTAAAGCACGACACAGAAAAAATATAGCCAGAGGTAAGATGAGTGCTGCTTACTGGGCGAATAAAGTAAAATGGTAAGGAGATAGGCATGGAAGTAGGTAAAGACAGTAAATTTACATTTAGCTTAGAAACATTGATTTCTATGGCGGTTACTATCTTTATGGTAGTAGGTATGTGGTTTACTATACAGGCAGACATAAAAGAGGCAAAAGAGTTGCCAGAACCAGAAATAGGTAGAACAGAGTACGATTTAAAGGATCAAATGATTAGAAATACGATTATTGAAACTGAAAAAGATGTACAAGAGATTAAAGAACAGCAAAAAGAAATGCGTGAAGATGTAAAGAATATCGAACGTATGATGATGCAGAAATGAGGTATAGAGATGAATTGGTTATATGGTATTACATATTTGGTTGGTATTTGTTTATCATTATCGCCCTTATATGCTCAAAGTAGTCTGAAAGACTTACAGCAGATTCAACTATTGAGTCAAGATGAGTGCGTTATAGTTCAAGTAAATGCAGACTGGAACTTTAAGGCGTCGTTAGATTTAAACGGTTTAAAGAACTGTATATGGTTTAATGCTAGCATAGATAACAAAGAGTATGGTGCGATTATTGCTAAGGAGTGGAAAATAGTTTCTGTTCCAACGATAATTATGTTTGAATATGGCAAGGAAATAAAAAGATTTGAAGCTGGTCTGTCTTTTAATTTAGATGAAGATAAAATTAAAAAGGGAATCAATGGCGAAATAGATAAAATAATGTTAAGGAGATTTCAATGAGAAATTTATTATGCGGGTTATTATTACTTAGTTCTGTGTACGCACAAGACTTTTTTAAATTCAGCACAATATACGGTGCTTATAGTTTTAGTAGTCCAGTAACAAAAGAATTACAATATCAAGTATCTGGAGGACAACTCCAAGAGTTGCGAGAAGAGCTAGAAGATCATACCGTTATGACTTTCGGTATTAGAAAGTTAGCTAGATTTGGCTATGAAAATAAGCCTGAAGTTTGGTATACAGGCAAAGAAGCACCTATCAATGAAAGTGCTGCTATTGGTAACATACCAACTGGTTGGGAATATGTTATAGAATATTCTGACCATAGAGAATTTGATGAAAAGTTTAAAAATCAACAGTATATGCTTAGGTATATGGGAAAACATTTTATTGCTAAAATGAATTACGACTTCAGAGGATTAGAAGATGTTGAATTTGCAGGATTAGATATGCGAGTAAAAAAAGACTTTGGTAATCTTGCTTTATCTTTAGGTATTGCAGGTAGAAGCCACCCAGCATACTTAGACTTTAGACCTATTGATTTATGGTGGGCAGAACAAGGAATTGACACAGATGAATTTACACCCTTTTGGGATTTTGCTTATTTCTATGGCTATACAGATGAATTTGTAGAGCAGTTTACGCAATACGGATATAGTTACTTTGATTTTAAATGGTACAACGCAGAAGGCGAGCTTGTTGCTAACACAGATGACCAATTTTATAAACAAGTATACGGGGAAATTGTAAGAGATTATAATGAGGAATGGGCAAAAGATAAGGGCTATCAAAATGAATTAAGTTTGTCAGTAGGTGCGGATTACTACAAGTATACACCTAAGAACTGGTTTCACTTCTGGGCAACTGCATACCCCGTAACTAAGGGTATGTCCGATTATTCATTTAACTACGATGTAGCGGAAAATGGCATGGATTACGATCTAGGTTTAGTCTATGGCTGGAAACTTACCAAAAAGTTTGGAGTATTTTTAGAGGGAAGATACCTTAATATGTACGATGTGCAATCATATGAATCAAAGATTGGATTTAATTGGTTGATTTATTAATATTGCTTATATTACAAAAATAAACATAAAAAAGGAATATCATGAAACTAGACGAACAACAATCAAAATTAAAAGAACTTGTAGAACAGTTTAATCAGAGCAATGAGCAGATGCAAATGCTGCAAGCAAACAACGCTGAATTGCGTATGCAAATAGCAAAGCAACAAGGCATTGTAGAAGCTCTACAATCTATGGATAAAGGTAAAAAAGGAAATGCCAAAACTTAATGTAATAGCAGGTATTATAGATAAGGTTGCAGACAATGTTGATAGATTCACATTGGACAAAGAAGAAAAGGCAAAACTTATTGCTGAAATCAATAAAGCACAGCTCGAAGTTAATAAAGTCGAAGCTGGACATACTAGTATGTTTGTTGCAGGTTGGCGTCCTTTCGTTGGTTGGACTTGTGGTATAGCATTATGTTACCACTTCGTTCTACAGCCATTCTTACTATTTCTCTTGTATTCATTTGGTTATCAAGTGGATTTACCAGTATTCGATATGACAACTCTCACGACAATACTTCTGGGTATGCTAGGTCTTGGGGGAATGCGTTCATTCGAAAAAGTCAAAAAGTCGGCATAATGGAGTTCAATGAAATCATTGAGAAAGTCCTCGAACATGAGGGCGGTTATGTCAATGATAAAGACGATTTAGGTGGGGAAACCAAATACGGTATTACTAAAAGATTTTATCCCCATCTTAACATTAAGGATCTAACCAGAGAACAAGCTAAGGAAATTTACTATAAAGACTATTGGATTCCTTCCAAAGCACAAAAACTTCCAGAAAACCTACGTTATCCATACTTTGATTGTGTAGTCAACACAGGACAGCGTAGAGCAGTCAAGATACTACAACAGGCGTGTAACAATAAAAATACTTTTGAAATCAAAGAAGATGGACTTATTGGTGCAGCAACAATCTCGGCTTGTAAGAAATTAGAAGAAGATAGATTTGTTTCTTATAGAATTTTATTCTATTCTTTGTTAATTTCAGAGAACCCTACACAAGAAAAATTTTGGTATGGGTGGTACAAAAGAGCCAAAGGAGAGTAAATGCCTACATATATAACATCACGAGATCTAAAAGACACTTTTCCAAACCTAGATGAGTTTGATACAAAGAAACCAATATACAGTTGGATTGTAGACACAGGAAGCAGATTTGTTTCTCACGACGCTGGTTTAGTTACTCAGCTTTTTGTAGATGGAAAAGATTTAGGTGCAGCACAATCATCTTTATCTGCTGTTAATGCAAACGATGAATGGTTTTACGATTCCGCTACAGATGCAGTATATTATTATAATTCTTCTTCTAATCCAGATGATTTATTAATGGAAGCTGGGGAAGATTTCACAACATTGAAAAACAGAGTAATGAAAGATGCTAGTAACTATGTAGACTCTAAACTAGATGCTACGTTACCTAGGGAGCAATTTTTACTAAAAGACGGAACTTATGATTATCTTATTAGACGGCTAACTTCCTTAGTTGCGGCTTTCTTTCTAGTGAAGGGTAAAGACCCAACAAGCGAAATAGCTGAAGCACTATTTGAAGAAGCCACAATGCACATTGAAGATTTAAACTCAGGAAGAGCAAAGTTGACTTTTCAAAATACTGGAGATGCGTCAAAAGGTATTGTGCGTAAAGTATCTGTGTCTGGAAGTCTTAATATTGTTGACACTAGAGGGAATTATTACGGTAGTTACGATAGACTTAAGGTTGTTATAACTACCGGCGGTGCAATAGGAACTTCAAAATATTCTGTTTATTCTAAAGATACAAACGGTCTAAAAACTAACCTAACGCTACAAGAAGAGGTTATTAATGGCGACTATCAAGAACTAGCAGGTGGACTTCAAATAAGATTTCAAGGATCTGCTGACAATTCAACTGCGACACAAAACGATGAATGGGAAGTGGAAGTAACTGGAGCATACGAAGAGGTGGAGAATGCTTCTATGCGTTCCGTTAAAATGACTCGTAAAGATTTCAAACAATTCTATCGAGGTAAGAATGGCAGTCGCATCTACTAATGCTTGGAAAGTAGACGTAGAAGAAACTATACAGAGTGCTATAAGAAGCCAATTCAAAGCATCTCTTCCCTTGTTTCGTTCAAAAGATTTTCAACAAAGAGGTAATCAATTTGCGATATTGCAAGGAGATGATTCTATATCTAATAATAATATGTTTACAAGACTTTCCGATACGTACAATCTAACATTAAACTTTTATATGGTAGACCACAAAAGAAATGATAGTACAATTAAAAAGTTTTTTAAAACGGTATCAAGATTGGAAGAAGGTTTGTATTCTTTTTTAGAAATAAACCCTTTGTTCAATATAGAGGTATCAACAATAACTTATGAAGATGACAACGATTTTAATGGCTATAGGAAAGCACAGTTTGCTCTTGTAGTGAGGAATGTAAGATAATGGCACTAAGTGTAGAGAATATTACTTACGATAAGATTATGACGCCTTTACGTGATAAATTACGTACAGAGTTCAAGGGAGCATTGCCTATATACTTCGACACTAAACATAGGGATATAGGAACAAAGTCATTACGTATTTACCCAACACAACAATCATTGCAAGAAAAACGAACAAACACATATTTAAATTTATATCAAATAGAAATGGACTACGTAGTAAAGACAAATCTAAATAACGAAAAAGCACTTGACGAGATGTATAAAGATGTCAGTAGGATAGAAACTGTTTTATTTAATAATTCTAACGGCGGTAGCATACCATATTTTTATTCAGCAATGCCTACAATAGATCATAATGTAGACGCAGGAATAGACAATGCGTATGTATCTAGAATAACAGTTCCTGTCCTGTATGAAGAGGTTCACGAAAAGTTTGTAAGATTCATTACCTCAAATGATAAATTCTTTGTAACTTCTGATGGTTCTTTTTATATTGTAAGGAGTTAATTATGGCTAAAATATATAAACTAAAAGAAAAAGTAATGCCTAGAAAACCTAGTTTCATGAAATTGGGTTATTCTGATTGGGCAAAATTAAATAGTGGAGAGTCTGTTGAATTAGACCAATTGCCAGAATTAGCAAAAGATTATTTAGAAGAAGTAAATCAAAAAATTAAAAAAGAGGTAAAGTAAAATGGCAAACTTAAAAGCAGCATTTTCTCCAAAAGAATTTGAATTGGCTGTTGCACACGAAGCAACGGTAGGAACAGCAAGTACATCTGTAGGAGATTATAAATTAATTAATATTGATTCAATAGAAATGCCTTCATTGAATCCACAGCAAGTTTTAGATGTAAGACATGGAGCAGGAAGAACTATGAAAGCAGTAGATATGTTTTTGTCTAATAATCTTACAATCAAAGAAATAAGTTTTTCAGGAATTGCAGACGAAACTATTTTACCTAAGTTAGTTAAAAACATTACACAAGATGCAGATGGTGCTTCTTCTATACCTGTAGGTTACGACCCTGAAGAAATGCAAGTAGGCGGAACTCAAATTGCTGGTAGCACTACTGTTGCAGACTGTGGTACTTTTAGCGTTCTTTTAAATGTTCCAGAAGCAAACAATTCTATGATGTTTGTTGGTTGTGTTCTAACATCACTAACAATTAGTGGAGATATTTCTGAAGAGTCAGGAAGAATCAAAATATCAGGAACTTTTAAAACTGGTATGAAACCAGTATTTACCAATAATTTAAATCCATCAAGCACAGCTCATTTTAACACAAATTATTTTGTAACTGACTACGAAGGAACAAATGCAGCACAAGTGATTGCTGGTGTGACTTCTCCTATTATGAAGTCATTTAGCTGTACCATAGAAAACGATGCACAGTTTATGGGTTTTGACTCATCTGGTAATCATCAAATTATTGGTAGAGCATTTCCTGAGTGCGTTGTAACATTTGAATCAGTTTTAAAATATGACGCAGATACAGATGGTTTGGTAGCATCTTTTGAAAGCCAATCTACTGGAACGGTAATTAATACCTTAACTGGTAAAGACGGTGCAACTAGAAATATAGACTTTTCAATACCAAAAGCAATAATTACAGATGTAGGTTTTTCAGAAGAAGAAGCTATGTTTATGTCAGTAAGTACAAAAGCAGTTGCTGGTACTGGCAATACAGATCTTATTGCTATTACAATACAATAAAACGAGGATAAATAATGTCTAAAAAAATAACGCTTAAGAGTGGCAATAAAGCTACCCTTATAGAAATGTCTGTAGACTCTTTTGACAAATGTATGGATTCTGTACGCTTTGAAGAAGTTGATGGACAGTCAATAATTAAAAATCAATTTGCATTAAGTACGCTATGGATTAGAAATGGTGTGGAAGGTGCAGATGACAAATTTATTAAATCTCTTTCTATAAATGATAGAGTAGAATTACAACTAGCTATTCAGGAACACAATAGCTTGGGGGAATAGAAACCCTCTCACTTGAGTTAAACATATTGATAGATGATTGGTGTGAGGGTTGCAAATATTCTACCTTTCCATATAAAGCTAAGTTACCTCTTAAAAAGAATAACAGCATTCACACCTTTACATCTATGGACGACGTTTGGTACGTTATAAACCTCCTAAAAGAAGAAGTACAGGAACACAACGAAACATCTCAAAAAAAGTTTCATTTGCATCAAGCTATTAAGTCACATTTACCATTTTTTGCTTGTCCTAATCATTTTATTAACAAAGAATATCAACGAGATATACAAAGATATACCTATTCAAAGAAGATGAATGTCGCCCCTTACGGTGGATCATATGGAAATCAACCAAAAAAGTGGATTGATAAGTGCAATGTTATAGAAAAAATGTTAAATTATGTACAATCAGAACATTATAATAAGATAAAAAATGGCTAAACAATACGAAATACAATTAAAATTTTCCACTTCAGGAGCTACAGATTTAATAGAAGCTCTTAAAAATTTAGCTGCTGAACAAAATAAAGTTTCTGCTGCACAGCGAAAATTTAATAATGCAAATCTAAAAGCAGTTACTGCTACTAAAAAATTATTAATGGCAGAAGAAAAACATCGTTCTGCTATGACAAAAAATTCTAGACAAATTTCTCTCTTGAATCGTAAAATAGAAAAACTGACTTTTGCTAATAAATTACTAGGCGTTACAACAGGAAAAGTTGTCAAAGCACAAAATCGTATGCGTATTTCTACTGGTGGATTACAAAGACTTATTGGTTCTATTAGAAATAAAATACTTCTTGTAACATTTGCATTTGGTGGTATGGCAGCAGGAATTAAAAGTTCCGTTGAAACATCTATGCAATTTGAAGCTGTAAAAGTACGATTAAATTCTATGTTTGGTTCAGTCAGGAGGGGAGAAGAAGCGTTTAGGAAGTTTAATCAAGTAGCAGCAACTACTCCTTTTACTCTGACAGATGTTGTTGAAGCTGGTGCAGCGTTAAAAGCGTTTGGTACTAATGCAGAAGAAATGATTAAACCGACTGCTGACTTGGCAGCGTTTATGGGCGTAACTGCGACCGAAGCAGCACAAGCTCTAGGTAGAGCATTTGCTGGTGGTGCAGGTGCGGCAGACATACTTCGTGAAAGAGGTATTTTACAACTTATTCGTGATACAAAAGGTATTGAAGATTTATCTAAAATGACATTACCAGATTTTAGGAAAGCATTAGAAGAAACATTGCTTGATCCTAGTGTTGGTATTGCAGGTGCTACTGAAAAACTTTCTAAAACATTAACTGGTATGGTTTCTAATATGGCAGACGCTTTTACGAGAATGAAAGCTGCTATTGGAGATTTTGTCAATATGAAAGGTATCGTCGAAACGCTTACTGGTGCTTTTGAAAAATTAGGAGAAAGAATTAGACAAGCAAACGAAACTCCTTTTGAAACATCTATTAGGCACTTGCAAGAAATGGGAGTTGAAACTACAAAGTTAGAATTAACTCAAGCGAAAATTATGAAAGGTCGTATGGAAGAGGCTGGTGTTGTTAAAGACTTAAGCCTAATAGAAAAAGAAATGGAAGGTTTTGTAAATAACAAAAAAATAGTTTTGTTAGAAATTTCAAGACTACAAACGGATTTATTCAATAAGTCAACCTCGGAAGCTCAATTAAGACAAAGAATATTAGACATAGATGATAATATTAATAATACTTCGCAAAAATCTAGCGATGCAAGAAAAAAACAACTAGAAGATGAAAAAGCAAAAATTTTAGTTCAATTGGAAGATATAAACAATCAGAGAGATATTTTAGCCCTAATAGATGAACAGATTAAAAATGGCAAAATGACTCAAGATCAAGCTGTTGAATATCAGGCTCTAGTAGCTAAAATACTAGGTTTAGAAGAGCAGGTTACAACAGAGAAGAAAAAACAAAAAAAATCTACTGAAGAACTTTTTGAATTAAGCAAGGAACAACAAAAGATACTTGACGACGGAGAAAAATTAAGACTAGAAATGCGAGAGCAATTATTTACACAGCATTTCGATAAAGTTTTTTCAATAGCACAAAAAAGTATAAATGCACAAAAACAAGCTGAACTTTCCGCTTTAAGAGATACTGATAGGTTTAGAAATGCAAGTGCAGAAGAAAGACAGGATATGGAAAAAGATGCTTTGAAGAAACTTCAAAAGCAACAAAATATGGTCTTTAAATTAAATCAAGCTAATGAAATTGTAAAAACAATAATGAGTACAATGGAAACTGCCAATAAAATTAGACTTATGAGAGATGAGTTAAAAGGACTTGGTACAAAATTAGCAGCTACTCCAGGCGGTCAAGCGGCTTCTATTAGAGCATTTGCAGGAGCAGCAGCTCTATCCGCACAAAGAGGTGTTGTTATAGCTTCAGGTACAGCACAGGCAGGTTTAATAGCGGGTCAAAAACCTCCCGCTTTTGCTCGTGGTGGATCATTTATTACGGGCGGAGAGCAAATGATTACAGTTGGAGATAATCCAGGCGGTAGAGAACGAGTAGACATTACTCCAATATCTAGTCCTGAATTTGGCGATGCAGGTGGAAGTGGTTCTATTAATGTAAATATTATGGGCAATGTTATTGGTACGCAAGAATTTGTAAGAGATAACTTACTGCCAGAAATTGAAAACTCAATTAAACGAAATCTAGCGTAATGCCTTTAACCGCTTCAACGAGCTACAAAAATTCACTTACTTCGACAATAAAGGAAGAGTGGATATTTGAGCTAAGAAATAATAACTATGCTGATTCTAATAGCAATGGAGAACCAGACAATATAAATCAAGTTATTAGATTGGGTACTGCTGAAGTAGGGAGTGGCAATACGAAATACCATTCGCTTGTTTCCAGCTTACCGCAAATAAGAGAAAGCATAGACTTGGTAAAATCTATATCTAAGGTTGGTAATATTAGTATTACTTGTGTAAATGGAGCTTTATCCAACCATAGTAACGCTACAATTGCAGAAGAAATATATGGCGGTACAAGAAGATATATTAATAGAGATGTTGTTGTTAAGTCAAGAGTTGCTGGACACGAAAATACTGTTTATACTGGTAGACTTAAGTCGGTTAGATTGCAAAGCCAAGATAGTATAAATATAGAAATAGCAGCAAGAACGCCAATAGACTTTTTAAAAATACCAGAGTATACAAGTAGTTCAGGTAATTTTTTTCCTATACTTTACGGATCTGGAACACCGCAGACCTCTACTGTTAGTAGCCCACAATTAATGCAATATAGTTCAGCAAAAGTATTCCCAGTAATGGTAGATAGTTTAAATAATGGACGATATAATTGTTTGGCACACGAAGCAGTAAGCGATGGTAGATTACATTACCCTATAAAAGATTTATATAGCTCCGATGGATTTCCAGTATTTGTTCCAATGGACGATGTACAAAATACCTCTTTTGACGACTACGAGGGTGCAACTAATGATACAAACAGAAATGTATTGTTTACAGATTTAGATTTAGAGAGAAGTTATTTAATTCGTCCTATACAAAATATAAACATAACTTTGCCGAATGCAGGTCTTCCGTCTAATACTGGAAACTTTTCAGATAGCGACGCATCAACATCTTGTAATTGGAGCTTTACTGCACCTCAAGGAGATAGCTCAGACAGTTTAAAATTTAAAATTAGTGATATAGCAAAAGAAGAACACGAAATACAAGAGTGTAAATTATATGTAAAATGGGGTGTAACCAATTACTCCGAAACTCCTAATTCAGATATTCAAGCTAGACTTAGAGTAAAACCAACCTATACTGGATCTAGTAATACAGTTATAATAACAAGTGAGAACAGTAATAGGACTGCTGCGTATTCTCCTGCAATAGATTTATTAAGCACAGGAACATTTTCAAATGCTAATGGACAAATACCAGATGACGTAGAAATAGAATTTTTAATTACACACAATGTACAAGACAATAACGATAGTGCTGGTAGCTTAACTATCAATGCTTTTGACTTTTATTTAGAAATAACCACGAAAATTACAGATACAGACAATCTTGCAAATTCAAGTGCAGTTACTGGGATAAAAAAATTATATACTGGTGCAGATGGTTTTGATCAATCATTTAACGCTGGAAACGTAGCAACTAATGTAGTGCAAATGCACAGAGATTTAATTCGCAGGTTTGCAGGTATAACTGCTACCCCAGAAAACTATTCTTCGCTAGACACAGCAAGAGCTGATTGGACGGTATTTTACTATCTAAATAAACAAAAAGAGTTGTTAAAAATTTTAGAGAAAGCACAAAAAGAAGGTGGATTCATATTTAGATTTAAAGCTAACGATGGTAGTCCTCAATATATTTACATAGTCAACGATCCTGCAATAGATCATACTATATCAAAAAGCGATATAGTAAAGACTAATATCTCCATAACTCCCTTTGACTCACTTATAACCAAAAGAGTTATAAAACATACCAGAAATCCTATCAACGATGAATTGTTATTTGAAGCAGAGTGTACGGACACAACAAACGATCCAAGAACTAAATATAATGTACAAAGCGATGAAAATATAGCAACTGAGGAACTTGAAATATTAAATGGAAATATTGTCAATACGCAAGAAGGTAAAACTATTACAAATACTAATATGGGTTCTGGAAATAAAAATGATGGTTATGCTAATTATTATAATTCTATTGAAGGAAATCCGAAGCTGTTGATTGATACGGAAATAATAAATCCTGGAAGTAGTGGAGGAAGTTCTTATTTTTACTTAATGGAAGTTGGAGATATATGTGCGTTTGATCATACTGACATGACCATAGAACCATTTGGTCAATCCTTTAATGGTAAGAAATTTATTACAACTTCTTTAACCAGAAGTCCAGGAAGTTTAAAAGTAACTTTGAGAGAGATATAAAAAAGGGTAAATTAAATTATGGCAATTACATCAGTAAAATTCGCAACATCTATTGGGGGAGCAAATGCTGGAACATACTCTCCTACTCAAAATCCGAACATAGGAACTAGTATTTCAAAAAGCTATGATGGGATCAGAGTTAAGAAATCGTTGGGTGGGGAAACTTACACTTTTGCCAATCACGAAACATCAAGAAGACAGAGAAAACTAATATATGAAAATATTAGCGAATCTAATAAAAACAAATTGGTAGCTTTATTTGATTTAGTTAAAGGACAAAAAACTTCTTTTTTTTATAGTGAAGATGGATTTTCTACTAACGGATTTGAAGTTCGCTTTGCAAATAACAAATTACCAGTATCGGAAACCTCCTATAATGTGTATCGTGTCGAAATCAGTATTGAAGAGCAATTGTAGAAAATTTTTATGCTTAAAATGGCTCTCTAGGGCTATAAACAGACTTTCGGTATCATATCATAAGCAAAGACGTACTACCTGGCATAAATACCGTAAATAGTGCGTTATTCGTTAAGATCCCTTTTTAATTGAGCAAATATGCCTGGATCAACACCCCAACCCACTATCATGCTTGGAAATGGAGCAGAATTAGGTAATTTGCCCTCATTGTTGTAAAAAGTTACCCTGCCTTTTATAAAAATAATTTCTGCTGATTTATAAATGTAGTTATGAAACCATTTAGTATCAGTTCTGGCAGGTAGTAAAGCTACGGTTACACTTCCATTGTCAAAATATTGATCGTAAGCTCGTTTTATAAATTTGTCCATGCCTCTACTATAGGGCGGATTCATATAGTTTAAACAATACCAGTCGTTTGTTAAGCAGCTAAAATCCTTTGTAAAATAGTTGTCGCACAGAGCATTGTCATCATCGGCACAAACATCGCACTCAAACTCGTAATAAGAGTCAAGCAGCTCGAATAGTTCGTAGGGTGTATGCCAATCATCTTTTTCGGATCTAAAAGCTACATCTTGATAAAATCTACCTTCTGCTTTTTTTGCCATATTTTTCTCCTATTATATTTTTAGGGCAACTAGTAGCCAACTTTATTTACAAACAATAATCTTATTTAGAGCATAAACAAGGGGTAAGACAGGATTGGTTACCTGCGACACTCCTTCAAATGTCTTAATTTATTGTTGTTTTAAAATGTTGCCCTAATTTGTTAAAATGGTAAATCTTCTGATTTTGGTTTAGGAATAGAAAAAGATAGTCCGTAATATTTCTTACCACCTTTACTTTCATTAATCCAAGCGGATACATTATACAATGTTCCATTTACGTTTGCTTGTCCAGTATAGTCTGGGTGCGTGTCTTTTTCTTTTCTGTCGTTTTTAAAAATAGAACCTTTGTTTTCTTTGTGTTCGTAAGCCATTATTTTAATCTCCAAGTGTATGTTTTTCTTCCTGCTGATCCTAATACCTTTTTATCTGTTTTTACAAGTCTATCACGATTTGTTAAATCAGTAATTGCTCTGCGTATAGATGTTAATGGTGTTTGTTCATTAATTGATTCATTGTCAATTAAAAAACCCCAAACATCATTAGCAGACAGACTATCATTAGGATATGTTTGAAATACTGCCAACGTTAGTTGTGTTTGATTGTCAGCTTTTTCAAAATTTGTTTTTAGCAAATTGCCTGTTTCGTTTGTTGTATTGTAGTACATTCCCTCTCCTTTGTTCTTATATTTAAGACAAATTGATATTATTTGTGCGATAATCATCAATATTTAGTCGTCACAATTTTCACAATGTTTCCAAGTTGGATTAAGTCCAATATATTCTTGTTCGGTTACTTTAGTGGGATTGTTAATTGCTTTCTTGATGTCTAGTGCGACAACTCTTATAGCGTGTGGCAATTCCCTAACATAGCGACTTTTAAAGATATACTTCAAGACTTGTTTTTCTTCTTGGTTTATTTTTAACATCATATTGTTACCTCAAATATGGTTTTCTTTGGTTTTAATTTGTTGGACGATTTAGCGTTATAGCTTTCCAATTCTTCATCAATGTCATAACACTCCTCTCCAACGTATTGTAAATCTATTTTCATAGCGTCTATATTTTTATCTTCGTGGAAAATATAAATATTCTGACTTGCCCTTCCTGATAGATTTAAACCTTTTTCACTATATTCGTTAGCTCCAACCAATGAGCTACTTCTACTTGCAATATCTCCTACTCTTGCAGAGTGTATATGTCCAGAGATAATATAGTCTATCTGCACACCCCTACCTGCGTATCTACCTTTAATTTGGTTTACGCTTTTTTCGTATTGCGTAGTAAAACTTCCGTTTCCGTGTAATAGCAATAAGTTTTGTCCTGCGACATTAACAACGCATTCGGTTGGATCATCAACTACGAATTGAACATCTGTTGTTTTAAAATAATGTCTTAAAATCTCAAAGATAACAAAGTCGTAATTGTCTGACGCCATAAAGTCACTCCAACCCCAGTCTTGTTTTAATCTACTTTCGTTTCCAGTTACACAAGCAACTGATACAGAATAATCTTCCCCAATGTCAAATATGATTTGTTGTAATAAATCTACTGCAAGAAATACTGCCTTAGATCTGTTGGTTGACATGTTGAGCATTTCATCTAGTCGTCTATCAGAATTGATTAAATCGCCAGTAATAGCAATTAAAACATTATCTATATCATAAACCTTAAATATTTCTTTTGCTCTGTTTACGTAATGTTTTAAACGCCTACTAGCAACCTTGAAATCATAATTGTTATGAGGTAAGGAAACAAGTTCATTAAAATGTGTGTCAGCAATTTGCAGCACTCCCACACTTTTACCTTGTTCGACTTTTTTAAACTTAAAGTCTGAAAAATTCTTGCTTTGAAGTAACGCTTGTATGTCAAATAATAGATTAGTAATTGCATTTTCATATCTTGCGTGTTCTCTAAACGCCTTTCTTTCTATTCGGTTTACATCTTGGGCAGATTGTTTTTGTTTTGCAAGTTTGACATTCTCTCTAACAACTTCAACATCATTCAAGGTGGGATTAACTGTTCGTACGCCACAATCTTTACATTTATAGCGTTGTTTATACGATCCGTCATAGTTCTTTTGACGGGATTTCTTGATCATGTCCTTACTACCACAATTAGGGCAAGATATTACATACAATCCATCTTCAGTCAATCTACTCATTTAGTTATCCTTTTAAATCCATTGCTATTGTTTACTAAATCTAATAAATCCTTAAATTCAAAGCAAACCATTACTTTAGAATGATTTTTTGAGAAAACAAGCATAGGTGTTAAGTCCTCTGAATTTTGACACGCTTGTTCGTAGCATTGCCAAATATTAATTCGTTCTACTTTCTTGCACTCAACGGAATAAGGGAAAGTATCTCGCCCCGCCTTAGATAATATAATATCCATACCACTCTCGCCCATTACTGCTGTCTTGATGTCATGTTCATTAATCCCCAATTTTTCAATAATCATTTCCCTAACTTTGTTCTGGAAATTTCTTCCTTTTGCTTTTGCACTACTTGGTTTCACTAAAAACCTCCCTTACTATTTTATCTATTAACTCTGAATGTTCTTTTTTTGAAATAAATTTTATGTTTATTCCTTTTATCAAATCTATTACTTTGTTCCATTTTGCAGTATTTTCATGTAACTCTTGTTGCGTTTTCAATAATAACATGCTCATTGTTTTTTCCTAGTTTTTGAATAATTCATTTTAATATATTTACCAAAAGGTTTTTGTCTTGCGTAGTGTTGCCAACTATATCCATGTTCATCTATACATTCTTGAACAAAGTTATACCAATTAGGATCAACAGACAATTCATCTGTTGTCTTGGTCATAAGATAACTTTTTTTGGTTCTTTCTTTACTTTCGTAATTGTTTTTACGTTCTTTCATTTTTCCTCTTTGGTTTTTTTATAAAATTGTTATATTTTTTAAGTTTTGACACAAGTCGTTGATATTTATTAGTATGAAAGATAATATTATTACGATTAAGTTTACCCTCAATATTTATATCCCACGTTGTATCTATTTTTGGTTTTAGACTTTTACTGGACATTATAAATCCTCATACTCAAAGTCGCAATGATCTTTACAACTAACACATAAACCGTAATGTTCTCCGTCGAACTCGTGAATATTACCTAATCCTGCTGCTCCACAACAAGTAGATAATAATTCCTTGTCGTCCTCGCATAAACTATTAATGTATGCTATGTTGTCTTGTTCTGTTTGCCTAGATAATTCTGACATCTTACCCATTTTGCCTCCTTGCCATTTGATTTCTTAGTTGTTGTAAAGTTTCTGCAATTTCTTTATCATTATCTACAATACCACAATCAGAATATCCACCTGCCTCGTCTGAAATATTAGGATTATCTATTAATAGTATTATTGCTTTTTCTAGTGCCTCTATGTAATTCACTTGTATTCCTTTCTTGGTTGTGTTTGTTCGTCGCAACAGGATATATACATATCTCTATATGGCGACTTGTCTTTTACCTTATTACAAATCTTACACTCGTATATATAAATTGGTTCTTCTGGCTGCACATTTAATACGACTTCATCTTCCCACCTTTCTTGGTTTAAGTAGGTTTCTGGATTAGGTATGTATTGTTGCGTTTGCCATTGATCCGACTGCTTTTGTAATTCTATATTTTTTAAAATTCTATCAATAGGAAACTTAATAGAGTTAAACTTATCCTCGACTTTTTTCTTTCCTATTTTCTTTGGGTATGCTTTCCAAAATAACTCAAAATCTTTGTTTACTTCTTTATTCTTACTTTCTTTCTTTCTTATAATAGGGTTAGGTCTGGGTTGGCTCTGGGTTAGTTTTGAATCGTTGTAGTGTTGGTATCCGACGAGAATAAGGTGGGTTACCTCTGGGTTAGATTTTACGCTAATCATATTCGTTTTTACTAATTTTTTTAAGAAAGTTCTTAGCTGCTGTCTTGACATATTATTTCTTTTAGCGAAATTGCGTTGAGAAAATATAATTTCTCCACGACTTATATTTATTACTTGATTGTTCATTAACATTGAAGAGGGCTTTATACTTGCCCTCATCAACATATCTATCCAACACTTTAAGTATAGTGGATTATCCCATATCCAGTTATCTTGGATCTTGCGGTATAATTTTATAAAAGAATTATCCATCAATCAAAGACAAATGCAAGTATAACAGATAATCCTAACATGGTTGCTATTAAAACACCTCCGTCCATTACTTACCCCCCATTGCGTTTGTTAAACTTGTTAGTGCTTTTTCATACACATTGACATTAGATCTAATACCATTACTATTATTCTTTAACCAGTTTCTTGCGTCTTTACTTAATAAACCCTTGTCTAGTGCTTGTTTTTCAAGTCGGTTAAATTCCTCAATCTGCTTTATGGTTGGCGACTTCATTTGGAAGTCTTCACTTTCTACATCGGAATAAAATGCGTTTTTACCATATAAGCCTAATAGCTTTAATGTTGCTCTTGCCTTACCTCTTTTCTCAGCCATAGCCCAGAAATATTGGTTTTTGCAATTAGTATCATTTGCCTCTCCAAAGGTTATTTCATCTATTAAACCAAGGTCATCACTTTCTTGATATGCTCTAATTTTAATAGCTACCGACGGAGATACATCAAGATTATCAGACATCTCAAACTTGATGTTTTCTGCCTCTATAATCTTTATCACTCCGTCAAAAGATATGATCTTATTACCTCGCAAAGTCCAAAAATCGCTTTCATCTAGATTATACTTTTTAACTAATTGGTCACTCATACTTCCTCCCATAATTGTTCATAGTTAGTTCCAGTAACATAACATATAGCTAACTTCATGTGCTGCGGAACTTTGTTTTGTTTTTTCCATTGACTTATAGTCACTTTGTTTACTTCTAAACGTCTAGCTAACCAAGACTGTGTTCTTTCGTTGGTTTGTAGCCAGAGATTTAAAAGATAAAACTCATTATTATTCATTTGCTCTCCCATTTAGTTTCCAAGGCAAGTGAAATTACTTGCTCTTTAGTTAAATAAGTCTGTGTGCGATAGTCAAAAAAATTTCTATCACTATTATCCTCATTTTCTAAATAATACATTTCTGCAACATTGTTAAGTCGCAAGTGTAGTATCATTGAATTAATCTGTTTATCTGTGTATTCTTTACTCATTTTTCCTCTCCATTCATTTGATTTAACCTATTTTTAATTTCTTGCTTGATCCATTCGTCAAATCCAAAGCAATAACTATTGTTTGATCCAATATGAAATATAACTTCTTCGTCTAGTTTCCAGAAGTCGCTTGGCTTAACTCCGTCTGATTCATATAGAGTAGTATATTTCCAGTCATATAAAGTAATAGGCGTTCCACTTTCAACGTGTTCAAAGAAATACTCCCCACTTACTTTGTAATTATCTGTGTGCTGCGACTTTCCAAAAGCCAATATTAACTCAATAGGTTTTAACTTTACTTCGCCATAAAGAGAAGTTCCGCCTGTATTAATATTATCATTTAACTTGTATTCGTTCATATCCATTTTCATTTTCCTTGTTTTGTTTATAATAAATTTATAGAGGTAACTATGATTTGATTTAACTGATAAGGGTATATGAATAAGATATAGCCACCTCTATAATAATTATTAGCTTTGTTCATCTTATTAAGAGTGGAATTATTTAATCGGCTTTCCACGTTTAAGTCCGAACTAATAATATAATTTTTGATCCTTGTCATTTTGTTTGTTTAGTAAGTTAATAAATATTATACCATATTGTAAAGAAAATAATACAAATATTATAAAAAATCTTTTAATTATGAATGTAGTAATATAGATATTAAATTATAATCCTTTCTATGTTCATATAGAAACCTTGTTTGTTAAAAGAAGAGGGGGTTTTAATTAGCCCCCTCTTTTTTTTATTAGCTGCTATGCTGATATTCTTTTTCTAGCTTTTCAAAGTTGCGAATTATATATATAGTTTCATCTTTTGTTAAATCCGCAGCTAATCTGAAATTTGGATCAAAGGGGTTATAATCCCCAGTATCTCTAATTTCTATAAATCTCCAGAATTTTTCTGAAGATACTTTGTTTATTTTGCTCATTTTACTCTCCCTGTTTATTTTTGTTTACTCGTTCAATTATAGAAATTGCGTCTTTAATCGCATTTCTCCATTCTTCTATTTTTTCATAGTTGAATTTTTCATCTAAATAATATAAAACTCCAGATAAATCATTTAGCGAATTAATTAGGTTTTTCATTTTTTCTGTCCTCCAATTTTAGATTTAATATTTCAGAAACTTTTTTTATGAGTATTTTGCAATAATATCTTTCGTCTGTATTCATTCCATTATTTAACATATCCATACACCAGAAATATTCAATTGCGTCAATACATTCTTTATTAGTTACTTTTTTCATTTTAATCTCCGTCCATTAGTTGATATTTTTTCTTGACTTGTTCATTTGTTAAATTGTCCAAGTCTACCCATTTACCGCTTTCGTCGTAAACGTCGTCTAGTTCTTCGACATTCCAAGCCGTTCTGTATGTATCTGGTTCATAGGAATTATTATTTTCGTGCAAAGCCCATTGTCTTTTAGCGTCTGCTTTCCAAATTTCTTCTTTTTCAAAACATGAATCGCAGATATTAATAAAGTCATTAGTCCACCCTTCATTAATACCTTTTTCACATTCGGAAGACTCGCAGCACTTCGGATATAATTTTATTTTTTGCATTTTTAACCTTCCAAATCCTGCAAGAATCCGCCAAAATTGGTTTTTTCTATGCTTATTAATACAGCTTGACTATTATTATTAAATTCATATTCGATAAAAACATCTTCTCCGATGAATGAATCGAAATTGTGTTTATATCCCAGAATAGAATCTTCTGGCGTTATTACTACCCCATTATTAGTTATTAATTTATACTGGGGATTACCATTTATTGAATTTGGCAATCTGTTGACGTCTTTTATTATTACTGGTATTTTCATTTTTTATTTTCCTTGTTTTGTTATTAAAAAAAATTCTGGATCAACGGTATTATACCCTTTGACATATAATATAAAACCCTGTGACATATAATATAAAAATAATATATAGTTTTTTTGAAATTTTTTGGTGTTTTTTTTGGCTTTTTTTCATAGACCCACATGTCAGAAGGGGAGGGGGGGGGTTGTCTTAAATCCTTTTAATCAATTCCCAGATTATGAGGTTTGCAATTACTAAAGCTGCTAAATTTAAGTATATCATTTTTGAACCTCCGAAGTATAGCTTGTTAATTCTTCTATAAATTCTTCATCGCAATTATCATTGTAGCAGATGTAGAAATGCTCTGGGTATGTTGTTTGGTCTAAACACAAAACCAGTTCTTCCGTGTTTGAATCCGTGTAGCTCATTTCTGCGACCTTATCAGAACCACAAGAACCGCAAATTAATCTGTCTTCTTCATATTTCATTGTTTGTTTTTTCCTTTTATTGTTAGTATAATTCTAGTTTTGAAAAATCCTGCTCAGGTTGAAAATTTACTTCAAATTGAACATAGGATAAATACTCTGTATTACTATCAACTATATCTGTAAAGTCTCCACTAATTAGACTAATAATTTCTTCTAGGTTTTGATTTACAAGATTGTCTATTTCTATAGCGTGTTCTTTTTTTCCGTTCTTAATTTCAATATCGAACGCTGTTTGACTTTGATAAAATCCTTCATATTCCATATTTTGTTTTTTCCTTTTATTGTTAGTGTATCGGAGTTACGATAGCAACTCCGTTAAGTTTTTTCATTCCGCAGGCGTGACCTTTACTCGTGCAACTTTGACAAATTCCGCCACAGGCAAACGCCTTTTTAAAACCCATATCAAAAGCCTTCTGCCTTAGTTCCTTTTTTTGTTCTTTGGTTAATTCCGTAGGCTTTACTTTTTTACCTAAGTCAATGCCAATAAATTCACCTCTTACAAAGTCATACTTTGAAAGCGTTTTTTTAAGTGGTTTATAAAGTGGGTGGATTCCAGAACTAAGATTAAGAACAAAATTATCAGGTACATTAACAGCACCGTAAACATCTATAAAGTTTTTAAACAAATGCAAACTTTTACTATAAGCATAACTTTGCAGCTGCGGAAACTTATTTAATACATCGAACCAGTTTATCATTTTCTCGAGGTTCTGAAAATCTCCATCATTATAAAGTCTAAAATCTATAACATCTTTAGATCCTTTTTTATATTTCGGGCGGTTAAGATTCCATCTCAATGCGTCTTCTATAATTTCAAAAGATTCATTTTCCAAAATTCCGTTTGCTATCCATCTGGCGTTAACATTCGGCTGCCTTAATGCTTTCATTGAATAACAAAAAGTAAGACAAGAACCAGCACCGCCGCAATTTACTTTCGGCATGGTTGACCAGTTCAAGAATTTTAGTTTAGCGTTACCATCTGAAAAAAGCGTAATGCCGTTTATTTTTCCTTTACCGTCATATAGTTTATAAAGTTCTTTTTTAGGTTCTTTACTAACACAGGCTTTAAGAATTGGAAGTAATTTATCTTGGTACACATTTTGAGGTGACCCTGAATATTTCTTTTTTTTGTTTGGGTCTTTGTTACCTTTAAACTCCGACATGGCATTGTGGTTAAAAGGATTTTTATTTAACCAGCTTTCGATTTCTTCGATACAGGTTTTATAATCTCTGGCTACTACAAGCCCAGACAATTTTAAAACATCTTCTCTTTTTGTTAAGTTCATTTTTCGTAATTCCTTGTTTGTTTTCATTACATTCAAATGTAAGCATTATTTATTGTTATTCCTAACAATTAGTAGAGATTATTTTAACAGGATTATATGGTTATTACATCAGCAACACCGCCCCAGTTTTGATAGGAAGGACAAACTTTTTTTATCAAGGTCAAGCAGATTTGATGGGCAAGGGGGATAAACTTAAGACTTACTCGTCCATTACTGATCCTTACTAAAATCAAGTAAACGACTAAGTGCATATAAATAGTATTAATTTAATACTCTATATATTAAAATCAAGATTTAAAAAAAATCCCGTAAACACCTAATAATACAAGACTTACAGAGAAAAATGGAGTTCGTTTTTATTAGTGTTTTCTATTAGATTACCAATCCAAAATTTTGATGGTTTTTTATTACTTTTTACCCCTAAATTACCCTATGCCTAGATATGATTATCAATGCTTAGAAACAGGTAAGATATTTGAGGTGGAGCAGAAAATGACAGATGATCCACTTGAAAGATGTACTTGTTGTAAAGAAAGATTCTTGGTAAAAAGGATACCTTCTAAGCCATTATTGGTTATTAATACTCCAGGTTCAATGCCAGATCGTAAATTATATAAAGAATTGGAAATAGATTGATGTTCGATTATTGTTCGTTAGTACAACAGAAATGCTCCTTCGCTGCAAAGCGAGGAGATTTAACTTATTGTGGGTTACACAAAGCAGCTACACTAGCAGAAAATCGAGTAGATTACATTACAGTTTGTCCAAAAATAAAATTGAAAAAGAGAAAAAGATAATGGCAAAAAGAGGATTATATGCAAACATACACGCAAAGCGTAAAAGAATTAAAAGACAAAAAGCTAGTGGTGCAAAAAAAGTCGAAAGAATGCGTAGTAAGAAAAGTAAATATGCACCAACATTAAAACAATTTAAAGCAGCAGCTAAGACTGCAAAAAAAAGGAGATAGTTATGCCAAGTGGTAAAGGAACATACGGAAAAAAAGTAGGACGCCCAAAAAAGAAGAAAAAGGGTAAAAAGAAAAAATAGTGTGGGATTTATTTAAAGATAAAAACGAATACAACGAAAAGAACATTATTGGCTTCTTGTCTTTTGCTCTAATGTGTGTGTTCGGCATCGTGGATTTAGCAATGGGTATTATTGGAATAGAGCTAATGGTAAATGATTATATTTACAATTCGTTCGTTTGGGTTACTCTCGGATCATTCGGTATTGCGGGAGCAGAAAAAGTCTACAAAAAATGAGAAAGTCAGCATTTAATGACCGCACCAGAAAATCGAACGGTGCTAAAAAAACTCGACAAGGTAAAAGCACCAATACCAAATACGGTACAAAGAGTTCTAAGAAATACTATAAGAAAAAATATAGAGGTCAAGGCAAATGAGCAATATTGAATTAAAGAAAGCTAATCAACAAACTGCTATTGATTTATTGATTCACAATCCAGATTTGACTAAGAAACAACTTGCAAACGAATTGCAGCTTGGCGAATCTACTATACACAGCTGGTTTTCAGATGACCGTTTTGTAGAAATGTACTATAAAAAATACATGGTTTCTTTTAACGCAAAACTCCCCATGGTTTTAAATAGTATGATAAGAGAAGCTGTTGAGGGGAATGTTCAAGCAGGTCGCTTGGTACTAGAGCATTCTGGTAAGCTAGTTAAAAATATTAATGTAACTGTAGACAGTCCGTTTGAAAAGTTTTTAAAGGCAGAAGAAATAGACGCTAGTGAAATTATTGACGCCGAAAGCGAAGAGGTTACAGAAATTATAGATACTCTACCAGAAAGAAATTCAGTAAACGACAAACCTAAGAAACGCAAAATAAAAGAAAAGAAAGCAGTAGAAAGAATAAAAAAAGGGAAAAAACCTTATAGGCAGAAACGCAGAGAAGATAGAGCTTCAAGGTATGCTTTATTGCAACGAGCTAAGAAAGTAGGGTTAGATCCATTGCCTTCACGTAGACCGACAAACAATGAAAGAAGGAAGTGGTTAGAACAATTAACAGAATTAGAATCTAAGCAACGCCAAAATCCTCAGGCATAACATCATATTTATCAAATATCTCCGACATCTCCATTGAGATAGTCAACATCTCTTCGACATCAACACTCTCTTTGTTTACAATTTTACTTGGAGCAACTTTTTGACAAACAAAACCAAGAAGTTCGTTATTGGCTTCTGATACTTTTCGCAACTCTAGTATCATTTTGTATATTTCTTTTATTAAATCGTTCATTAACTTAGTTTACGCATACTAGTTGAAAGATTCCTTAAAAGATCATCTAAAAAAGAATTTACTTCAGTTTCAATCTTGTTCTCTAGTATTTTATACGCTTCTTCGTCCGAGGTGTAAAAGAACTTTCTTTGAGGTACTTTACCATGCTTTCCATAAAATCCAGGGAATACTCCATTGCTTCTCTTTATACTTCCTGTGGTTGCAGTTAAATGATTTTCATAATCTTCCAAGGGAGTACCTATGGCGATAGACAAATCTTCAAGTACTCTAGATTTCTTAATACTTCCCTTCAATGCACCAGAGTCGTCCATGATACGTTTATTGGGGTTATCTTTAAATTCTTCTTTGTATCGCTTGGCTAGTTTTGCGTAGCGTTTTCCAGTTATATCTCTTTCTTTCGTAAAAGTATCCATTACTTTCTTTTTTGCAAAATTAGCTATCTTATTTAATCTTCCTGAAAGCAGTTGAGTTACTGTTTTTTTCTGAACTTTGTGAAAGTTGAAATTAACCTTATTCTGTATCTTGATTATCATCTTCTACCAAATCCAATTCATTTACAGACTTATTTTCTTTTATAATCGACTGTGCATCTTTTATGCTTAAGTCTTTATTTTCTTCAGCTAATATTTTAGCTTGTGTCGTTAAGTTATGTTTTAATTTGTACTCGTTTAACATAATCTTATCTGGGGTAGTCATTGGATATTCTACTTCCGAGAAGTCTACTTTAAAGTTTTTAGGTTCTGGCAACCCTAGATTATTCATTTCAGACAAAGCATACTCTATCCTATAGAAATCTTTTTCGTAGTGACGATATAATTCCTTGTCGTCTATAAAATCTTCGTGGCGTTCTAAGTCTTTAATCATTAGTGATATACCACTAGGTACTTCTCCGCCAGATTGTGCGAAAGTAACAAATAAATGATTATTCAACGCCACTAATTCAATTTGCCATTTAATATTTTCAATAACATCTAAAACTCTACCCTCTGGAGATACGATATTATAGTTACTCCCCTCTGGCAAAGTTAAAATTTCATCTGATCCAGCTCTTACATTAGAATTGTCAGATATAAGTCCAGTTACTACTGGCTGTCCAAACATTTGGAAACGTAGTCCAAGTTGCATTTCAGTCATTGTAATATTAATATGCTCGTTTGCAGATACTAAGTCAGACGCCCCTTCTACGAAGAAAGAGTCTAGCTGCTCTTCTCTGTGAGTAAACACAAAAGGAAGTATTCCTAAATTATGTTTTATTTCTTCAAGAACATTTCCATTGTCGTCAAATTTTATACATTTTTCAGAATCCCAATAAGCGTACATAAGATCGTCTGTATCGGATAAATCTGCGTGTCCGTGCATCATTGGATATACAATAGCTTCAGGTCTGTATGGATTGTCGCCAAAGTATGGCTCAAAATAATAAATAGGACGATATTCGAATTTTTCTTCTTGCTCATCATACATTACATAGGTAGCCGTAGAACCAAGTAATCGTGTCATTCTTTCCATTTGTTTCATACGAGCATTTTTAACCGATGTTAAATTTAGGTATGAGTCGCTAACATTTCTTTTAGCACCAATCGTATATATCTTGGACATACGATTTACGAATTTTTTAACAATATTAGTATTATAGTGAGGAATCTCTTGGAATGCGTCTGATTTAAAATATCCTTCAATATACTGTTCGGTTAAAGAACCAGAGTAATAGTCTAAAAACTTTCTCACTTCTTCTCTACGAGATTTCGCTTGTTGTTCTTTAAAATTAGTTAATGAGTCTTGTATAATTTCTTGAGCTGTTAAAACCATCAAAGTATTCCTTTTTATCGTGATATTCTTCCAATGAAGTTACTTCTAATTGGAAATCTATTCAATACAAAATATCTAAAAGCATCGCAACCGTGTTCATAGAATCCATCTTTGATTGGATTGTTGGAGATAGCTTTACCTTCAACTGCTTCTGGAAATCTATATCCTTCAAAATCTTCTGCGATACCTACGCATTTTTTATCGACCTTTATTCTTCTTAAACCGTCCGCATTTTCAAAAAAACCTCGACAATAACTAACACCAGATTGTATATCTCTAGACAATTTGTCCATTCTATACTCTACGAATATTCCATGTCTACGCAAAATATGAATGTCGCCTAGTCCAGATTGCCCTTGTACAAAACTACCCGCTGGATCTCCATAATAAGTAATAACTGGATAATTCTTTTTCTTAATCATTTCTGCTAATTTATCAGTAGGTATATTTCTTTCGTGAATTATTTCATCAATAATATTAATATGTTGATTACCATCTTGCATATATGTTTGAAACCATAATACTGATGGCATTCTAAATCCGAAGTCCATAGAACAGTATGTCGGTAGGTTGGGATTGTACGGAACTTCGACCATATCTTTTTCTCTGTCAAATGGATAAACACGCCCTTCCATAGAAGTGAACTTAGCTGCGAACTCTTGGTCAAATAACTCTTTTGACATATTTCTTTTTCTTTCCATCAAGAAAGAATCTTTTTCTCCATCTGGAAATGCGTGTTCGTTTTCCCAGCTCGGAGATTGTACGCTATACCATTGTGGATCTGTTTGCCCCAACAAGTACAAATCGTATATCCAATTAAACCCTTCTGGAGTAGTAATAAATATAGCTTTCCCTTTTCTGTCAATTAACGTAGGAGATAAATACATATCCCAAATCTTTCTAGGCATCTTAGCAGCTTCATCTATAATTAATAAGTCTACACCTTCCCCAACTAATGAATCAGGATTTTCACAAGACATACCTTCTACTGTTGTTCCCCATTTAAATTTTATATATTGTTCTTTTTCGGAAGCCCTATCGATATCGTTTGCTTTACCTGCAACCATATCTTTCCACACTTCACGAAACATTAATCGTGACTTTTTATAAGATAGTCCAACAAGCCAAATTTTTTGATTAGGTTGTGCAGCGTAAAACTCTGCTTCTCTATACGCAGCAGTAGTTTTTCCGTATCTCCTTCCACAGATATTTACAAAATAGGAAGCACCTTCTTTCTCTGGGAAATGTAATTTACGCTGACCCGCGTGAGGTTCGTAGCTCATATAATCGAACCACTTTTGCTTGAACTCAAACTCTTTAATTTTCTTTGACATTCTGATTGTCATTAATTTAATTCATAATTAACTTAATACCATATAATAATCCACTTAAGGAGTAAAAATGTCTGAATTAGAACAGAATACAGCAGTAGAGGAAGCTGTAAAAGATCCTCAAGTCACTCAAGACGAAAAAAAGACAGAACAAGCTGTTCCATATTATCGTTTTCAGGAGCTAGTTAAAGAACGAAATGATCTAAAATCACAAGTTCGAGATACTGCAACTGCACAGGAAGAACAGCGTAAAAAGACTTTAGCGGAGCAGGGAGAGTATAAAGCTCTCTTAGTTGAAGAACAAAATAAGAACAAAGATTTAGAAACCAAGTTTAATGAGGTTAATGAATCTTTTTCAAATTACGTGAATCAAGAAAAAGAATCTTTGCTAAGTAAAATTCCTGAAACGAAAAGAGAAAAATTTGAAAAGGTAGACGATTTATCTCTTTTGCGTGACATAGCATTAGAATTTGACACAAAGTCAGGTGTTAATGTAGGACAGGTTGAAAACCAAGTATCTATTAGTAAGTTTAAAGGAAATCCTTTTAACGAATTAGTAGATCAAAAAAGCCGTAGAGGAACGCATAAAGACTTGATAAGTCATTACCTTAAGAAAAAATAACATTTTTAAAACTTAAGGAGAGTAAATAAAATGGCAAATGTAACAAAAACAACAGCTGCTGCGTTTATACCAGAGATGTGGAGAGATGCAATTCTTGATTATGCTGAAAGAAAATTTCAGTTAAGAAATCAGGTATCTGACTTCTCATCAATGTTATCTAACGGTGGCGACATACTTAATATACCAAAAGTAAAAGAAGAAACTGCTGCAGTAAAAGGATCTGGAGAAAGTAATCCAGTAGCTTATACCGCACAAACAGACACCGTAGTTCAGTTGAATGTAGATCAGCACTTCTACGAAGCGAAAAGAATCGAGGACATCGTAAGAGTTCAAGAATCTGCTGACTTATTCAATGCTTACGCACAATCAATGGGTTATGCCTTAGCTAAGAAAGTAGAAAGCTATATCGCTGGAGTAGTTAAAAGTGCTTCTGCTAATAATGTAGGACTAACAGCAGACGACACAATGACGGCTGCACATTTCAGAACTGGACTAGAAAAACTTCTAGATGGCGGACATGATTACGCTGACGGGTCTTTCTATATGTATGCTTCCCCTAAATCATATATGTCAATGCTTGGTTTAGGAGAGTTTACTGAAGCTCAAAAAAGAGGAGATGAACAAAATCCTTTAGCTACTGGTAGAATTATTTCTGCTTATGGCTTACCACTATACGCAAGTACAGATTGGGACGAGGCAGGAACTTCAACCTCAGAAACTGCATCTATCTTTAGTAGAGATTCAGTTTACTTTGCACAACAAATTTCACCAAGAGTTCAAAGTGCTTATGACATTGATCACTTGGCTACATCTGTTGTAGCTGACGTATTATTTGGAGCTGTGTTAGCACAACTTGCAGGTAATGCAGATGCTGGAATTGTTAATTTCGTAAATGTAGACTAATAGTTAATTACAGGGAGGTTGAAATATACCTCCCTTAACTAAGGAGATAGACAAATATGGCTAATTACACATCAACTCATACAGGAGCAACGGTAGATTCGTCAGTAAGTAAAGTGGACTCAAGTGGAGTTACACAATCTGACCTATCTAAGCTAAATAGCGTTACCGCAACTGCATCAGAGATAAATCAATTAGACGACAAAACAGTCGGTGGTACAAACAATGATGATATAGTCGATATCGCATCATCACAGGCGTTAAACAATAAGACACTTGAGGGTGGAACTTATACATAATTTTTAGGAGAATAAAATGGCTAATACAGTCCAAATTAAAAGACATAGTAGTAATACTAACACATCAGCTCCAAGTAGTTTAGCTACTGGAGAGTTAGCATTAAACCAGGCAAGTAAAAAACTATTTGTCGGTAGACATAACAATAGTAGCGTCGAAGTATTCCACCTACCTACATTACAAGATCTTACTTACGGTAATGGATTAAGTGGTACAATAGCTTCTGGAGCAGATAATAATTCTGTTTCTATGGCTTTAGATGTAACTGATTCTAATGTTTTTGCTACAACTAGTGCTAAAGGACTTGCTTCTTTTTCAAGCGATAACTTTGCAGTAAGTAGTGGAGTGGTAACAATTAAAACTGGCGGTGTGGTAAGAGCAGAGATTGCAACTGACGCAATCAATGGCGATAAAATTGCAAACGACGCAGTTGATAGTGAACACTTTGCTGCTGGTAGTATTGACACAGAACACATTGGCGACGATCAAGTAACTGCCGCTAAAATTGTAGACGGCATTGCCTTAGCTGGTAATTGTAGTTCAGTTGGTAACTTTACAGTTGGTGGAAACTTGGTAGTACAAGGAGATACAACTACTTTAAACACAGCTACATTAACAGTTGAAGATAAAGAAGTTATCATTGCGAGTGGAGCATCAGATTCTGCAGGAGCAGACGGTGCAGGAATTAAGGTAGCAGGAGCAGACGCAAGTATGCTTTACGATCATACTGGAACTCAATGGGAATTTAATAAAGCTATTGAAGCACAGCAGGGTTTTGCAAACACCACTTTTGACGGTGGAACTTACTAAGTTAGGAGCAGTTAATGTCAAATACTATTAAGATTAAGAGAGGTACTAACCTCTCTAATGCAGGTACACCTGCAGCAGGAGAGTTAATATACAAAAGCGATACTAACCAACTATATGTTGGCGACGGATCTACTGCAGCTACTGGGCTAAGTCCAATCGGTGGTAGTGCATCAGGAGATATTGAGGGTGTAACTGCTGGAGTTGGTTTATCTGGCGGCGGAGGAACTGGAACAGTAACTTTAACGGTAGACTTATCAGAACTTACCGATATGACTCAAGCAGTCAATAGTTCACAAGACGAATTAATTATATTAGATAACGGTGCAGATAGAAGAAAACTAATCTCTGAAATACCTTTATCCGCTTTTAATAACGACTCTGGTTTTATTACCACAGACACAACTCTTTCTACTGAAGCTGTACAAGACATAGTAGGTGCTATGTTCTCAAGTAATACAGAAACAAGAGTAGCTGCTACTTATGATGATACTAATGGAAAAATTAATGTAGTCGTAGATGATATGACTGC